GCAGCAGGCAACAGACATGAAGTTCTTCTTCTGGTCGGTAGAGGTCATCATCCTGAGCCGTGACCACTCCAAGATAGTCAACATCCGCCACAAGGACGTTTCCTATTGCCGCCTGCAGGTGCCCAATGACAAGGGGCGCATAGAGCATGTCTTCTTCGGCGACTTCCGCAACGTCATGTCGCCTGTCCACACCGAAGTCATCCCGCTGCTCGACCTCTATGACCCGCTGGGCGACCTCATGGCGCGCATGGGCAAGGCTCCGGATCCATATACCGGCGTCAGGGGCAAGGCACCCGAGATGGGCAAGGACTGCAAGTTTGCCATCATCTCACGCATCCCGACACCCGGACTGCAGTACTATCCGATACCATACTATGCCAGCATCTTCGACGATGCCTGGTACGACATCTACCGTCTCATCGGCATCGGCAAGCGCTACATGATCAAGAACACCTCTGCTCCTCGCATTCAGATAGAGGTGCACCGCGACTACTGGGAAGAGCTATGCAACAACGAGGACATCATCGACCCGGATAAGCGCAAGGAGCGCATCCTGCAGGAGAAGGACAACATCATCAACTTCGTGTGCGGACCGGAAAATGCCGGCAAGGCGCTCATCACGGGCTACTACTTCGACCCCAACGGCAAGGAACAGCGCATGGTGCGCATCATCAATCTCTCTGAGGGCAGCAAGAAGGAGGGTGGCGACTGGGCAGACGACATGAGCGAGGCATCCAACGCCCTCTGCTTCTCGCTGGGCGTACATCCAAACCTCATCGGAGCAACCCCTGGCAAGAGCCAGATGAACAATTCCGGCTCAGACAAGCGAGAGCTCTTCATCCTCAAGCAGTCGCTCGAGAAGGCTTGCCACGATATCATGTGCAAGCCTTACCACGTCATCTCCCACTACAATGGCTATGCCGACCGAGGAGTGACCGTAGACGTGCCGATGATAGAACTCACGACACTAGACAAAAATAAGGACCAACAGACATCAATAGTTTCAAACAATGGCAACAATGAAGATTCAAATCAGCAAAGATGACTTCGAGCAGAGCATCCTCGTAGCGACAAGCTCGCACTCTGAGGTGTTCGAGTCTGTGAGACCTCATTTCTATGAGGCATACAAAAATATTCAGAAGCGCTTCCTCGGCTACGTTGGTGAGGAAGCGCTGGAGACAAATGAACGGCTATCGGCTGCAGTTGTCAAGGCAGTGTGCCTGACTGCATTCCTCGGCAACGTTCGCCATCTCGACCTGGTACTCACTCCGACAGGCTTCGGAGTAGTTGCCAACAACGAGGTCTCTCCTGCATCATCTGCGAGAGTAGAGGCGCTGATAGAGCAGTGTATGGTCGCTTGCTTGAAGGCGGAGGGCGAAATGATTACCTTGTTGTCTGCAACAGAAGGGTGGGGTGAGAGCCTGCAGGCTAAAATGAGCATACCGCTTCTGGTCTTCAGCATCGAGCAGTATGCCTTCCAGGTGAAGCAGGAGCTATCATCCAAGCAGTGGAAGGATAAACTGTCAGCACTCTACGAAGCTGATGGGGTGATGCGAAGGGTCATATCTGACGAGCAGATGGATGATCTGCTAGAGATGGAGCGGGGAGCCAAGGACAAGGATGACACCGCTGTAGAAATCATCTTCAAGGTGCGCAGATGCATGATCTTCCTGGCTGAGGGTTTGCTGAAAGCCTATTCCAACGAGCGTGCGAGACTGCTCAGATACTTTGATGCAAATCTCGATAAATTCCCGTTATATGCGAATTCATCGGCATATAAGGCTAATCATTTCAAGGAGTTCAAAAATGAAAAATCAAAACCTGCCTTCGTTTTCAACGCATAAAGATGGTACACAGGAGTTCAATTTCAAAGCGCCGTCCTCGTGGGCGGAGCTTTCAGAGGAGCAGCTGCGCTATGTCCTCTACATCTTATCTTCGTATAGGGACAAGACTGTCGCCAAATGCCACCTCCTGGTTAGATTCTGTGGTCTTGAAGTACATAAGCACACCCGTACAGGGTGGAAATGCAGCGTGTACTGTTACGTTTCCGGTGAAAGTCCGAAGACAAAAGTCCTATACATTAGCAGCGCCGAGATTCTCTCGTTGCTCAAAAACTTCGATTTCATCGACAAAATTACCGATTTTCGGCCTCTGCAGAGAGCAAGTGACGTTCTACTAACAGCAGTAGATAGCATGCTTCATGATGTCAGCTTCTACGATTACCTCAATATCGAGAAGAACTACCAGCTGTTCATGCTCAAGCAGGAGGACAGATTCCTGCTGAAAATGGCGCATCTCATGTACAGGACAGCAGGCGGTTCTTCCGATGAAACCGCCAATTTCGAACCTTATGAGCTCCTCGGAGTCTTCATGTGGTTCTCGAGCGTCAAGGAGTATTTCGCCGCCAACTTTCCTCACTTCTTCAGACCAGCCAAAGAGGGTGGAGAACTGCGGCGTGAGGACATCCTGCCAGCCATGCAGGCGCAGATCAGGGCACTCACCGATGGTGATGTGACCAAACTGCAGGCAGTCTATAATACCGACTGCTGGGCTGCCCTCACGGAACTAGACAACAAGGCTCGGGAGGCAGAAGAGTTTAGGAAGCGCAATAGGCAAAATAGTTAAATTTACAGCACATGACAGAGAAAATCTTCGATTCCATCGCCTATTTCAAGCAGCTGGCTGCCGAATGCAGAACCTGCAGGGATTATAATTTCGTCGCAACAGAGTGTTCGGGACCTGATTCAATCCAAGGAGTCATGCAGCAGTTCCGCAAGGCATCCAACTTCATCATGGTGTCAGACACCGTTGACAGCAACACCCATTCCATCGGAGAGGGTTTCTTCGACCGCAACGTCTATACCGTCTGGATCCTGGCAGGCTACCGCCGCGAGGACATGGCAGACCGTGAGCAGAAGCTTAACATCTGCCGCTATATCTTCCGCCAGTTCCTCAGCCGCATGCTCCACGACAAGAGCCGTGAGGCATACGACGGGCAGATGGAGTTCCTGGACCTCACGCAGGTCTATTCGAGTGAGCTGGGCAGATGGTCCATGAATGGCGTTACAGGACTCTATTTCATGGTCACGTCAGACGAACCTATCGACATACAGTATGACGAGAGCCTATGGCAGACGCAGAAATAGACGACCTCCTCAGATATGAGCGAGGATGGGCTAATGCCATGGGCGACTACTGGCGAGAGCGTATGGAGCGGCTTCGTACCATCGATACCGGACGCCTCTACGCTTCCATCAAGGCGCACCTGGAGCAGGGGTCTGTTACCACCATTGAGCACAACTTCCTGCAGTACGGTATCTATGTAGCAGCAGGAGTAGGGCCGGCACATGAGTGGTACAAGTGGACCGAGGCACAGGGAGGCGAGAAAGTCCACCGCATCAACAACGGAGACCTCAACTTCCTGGGCGATGAATACCGCCGAGACAACAATCTCGATAAACCGAAGAAGGTGGGCCCTGCCTGGGGCGGTCGTGTCGCCGGTGGCGAACCTAAAGGCCGCCGTGACTGGTTCTCTCAGAAGTACTACTCATCTGTCATGAAGCTCAACGAGCATGAGGCTACCTTCTACGGCGACCGGTACAATGGTCTGATGGCATCAGCCCTCACCGAGATATTCAGGGGCATAGGAGCAGCACGCAACCTCTAGGGCGCGTATTTTTATCGATTTCATCGAAGTTATATCTTTGCAAACAAAAAAACAATATGGCAGTAGAATATGATAAGAATGATCTTCAGACCCAATTTGAGGGTATCAGAGATGAGCGACGCCTGCAGGCCAATACGGCATACCGCATAGGCACCGCTTTTCTCTCGCTGTTGCATTTCGCCTCAGACGAGATGCATACGACCATCGAGGAGCTTCTGAAGAAGATCGAGGGCAAATATCTGTCGAAGGTCAAGGATGATGAAGCTGCCGGTCTTATCACCTTCCTCAGAGGTCTGAGGGTAGGTGCAGGCTACAAGTTCGACGAGAATGGCGATATCATCTCTCATGATATAGAGGCTCACGATATCAACGCCAATGACCTGAACGTGGGAGGCAACTCCGTCTTCGCAGGAGACCTCAGTTCTCCGGACTTCGTTGCAGGGTTCCTCACGGGCAAAGGTTGGCGGCTGAAGAACGAGCCGGTAGAGAATGCGGCTGGCGTTCTCGAAAACAAATATAACCTGGAACTTGACAACCTCATCGTGAGAGGATCCATGCGCATCTTCGAGATGATCATCTCTCAGCTGCTAGGAGAGAATGACAACCGCATCTTCACTGCGATGATGGAGGTGGATCACTTCGATGCAGAGAGCGGCAGGGTGTATCTCGATACCAAGGAAGGCCGCATGTACAATTCCTTCCGCAAGGGTGATTATATAATGGTGCAGCAGTATAATGGCCTTCCGTCTGAGGAAAATGACCATTATGTCACCAAGAACTACGAACTCCTGGTTAAAGAGGTTGGCACGGAAGGTGAGGGAGAGGATCGTCTGGCGTGGGTTACATTCGAGAACTTCACAAGCTCCATGGCAGGAGCCAAACCGGAGAAACTAATCAAGAAGCGTGACACCTTCGTCCGTGTCGATAACGTGTCTGACCCAGACCGCAAGGGCATCATTCAGGTGATGACCGTAGGCAGCGATACACCTTATATAGATATTGTCCATGGTATGAAAACCAATCCGGATTCTGCTCTGAAGGGCAGATTGGGTAATCTGAATGGCATCAGACACCCTATCTTTGGTCAACTAAAGGGGTTCGGAGAGTACCTGAACAACCTCTATGCCGTGGGCGATTTCGTCCTGAGCCGTACAGGAGAGAGCATCGATACCAAGTTCCAGGTTCTCGAAAACATGTTCTCTTCGAGATTCTCAAAAACCAGCTATGAGCTGACAAATGGGCAGAATTATTTGGAGAATGGGCAATTCCTCGAGCAGATTACGGATTCAGAGAATACCATCATAGCAGGGTGGGATATCGACACTACAGACGAATCTGTTTTCTGGTTTGATGCTTCCGGATTGCCGGTCGTGGTCAACGGCAATCCTACCGCAAGCGGAAATCGCAAGGTGTCGCTGGAGAAGGTGGATGGCAGGCAGATTCTCCGCATGCAGAATTGCGGCATCAGGCAGAAGAATGCGCTGATTAGACAACCAGGAACTCACAGAGAATATGTTGCCGGGGAGAAGAGCAGCGCAGAGCTGCCTCCAACAGAGGCAGGGTACACCGATGTGCAGGACAAGCTGTACATCAGCATTCGCATCTATGCCAAGACCGCTGGCAAGTTGACTATTGGCTTCGCTGGTTGCGAAGACGTGAGGGGTAAGCAGAATACCCTACAGCAGAGGAATATCAATGTCGCATACTCTGGAGCGTGGAAAACTATACCTATAGAGGGCGTGTGGAATGGTACCGGTGACTTCGTCATCAAATACAGTGGTGATTGCTATCTCGCAATTGTATCTCTAACAGACGAACCGCTCAGTGAGCTGTCTAAGACCGTAAGCACACAGATAGTGCAGACGGCCAGCAATATCAAGCTGCTGGGCGAAAATATTGATACCGTCAACAAGAAAGCTGTCAAGGTGGGTTTCGAGCTTGATGCAGAAAAGGGCGAAATCAGGCAATATGTAGATTCTAAGGATGCCAAGAACCGTGAGGATACATCATCACAGATAACGCAGACTGCAAGCAACATCACGTCATCTGTTGATAAGAAGCTGAAGGATGAACACGGAAATATCACTAAGGAATATCAGTCTGCTATTGAACAGACATCAAACAGCATCAAACAGTGGGTAGGCAGTAAAGATTACGCTACCAACGCGACTGTATCTTCTGACGTAACTCAGCTATCTGATAGAATTACTAGTACAGTCAAAAAGGTCGATGATAATACGGCTAGCATTACGAAGATTCAGCAGGATGTTGATACCATCACTCAGACGGTTGGCAAGGCTGCTACGCAGGAGCAATTGAAGAAGAATGTAGATACACTCAATAATAGTATCAGCAGCAATTTTGCATCTGCAAAAAGTTATGCAGACGGAGTGGGCAGCGGTATCAGATATGATTATGCCTCTACCATCACGATGGTTCAGCAGAAAAAAGATGGATGGAGCGTTGCGTCAGGTATGTTCAGTGGCAATAATCTTACAGCTAGTGGTATCGCTGCCATCACACCTACGGTTAACTCACTCTGCAATACTCGCATAGATGACCGCAAGAATGAGATCCGAAGCGGACTGGTCACTACTTCAGATTTCACTGCGTTGCAGACTACTGTAGCAGGGCATACAGCAAGCATATCGACAAGCGTACAGAAAAACGCTAACGGATATATCACGAATGCGTCTATCAGTGCTGATAGAATTATTCTCTCGGGTCATTGCATGAACTTCACGGGTGGTCAGATTACTATTACTACTCAGAATTTCAAGCTTGACTCAAATGGTAGTCTGTGGTGTCAGAATGGAACTTTCAGCGGTACGGTTACTGGTGTTTATGGAAGCTTCAAAAGCCTTGATTGTGTTGACAGCAGCGGTAATGTAGTTGGTAATATCAAGTTCGGTTCGGATGGTAAGATGTGGTTCTCAGGTGATATGTATCATCAGGGTTATGATAGCGCTAAGGCTCGTGGCTATCGCTTCTATGCAGCAGATATATGGTGCAGAGGTATGTTCGGGCATCGACAGAAAACCATAGCAGTTATCTATGGAGGGTGGATGCGCATATATACAAAAGATTCAGATTTTGAAAAGGGAACATTTATCACAAAAGCACTATCGAGCGGTAAAACTTCAGCTGGTAGGTCCTATTGGAAAGTTCCTCTGTATGGAGACGGAAATGGTGGTGATTCCAGCGGTATGCCTATAGATGTAGTAGTGATGCACTGCACATCGGACGAATACTATGTGTTCACTGGCATGGGCAGCGGAAAAGAGTGGAGAGTCGTTAATGGTAACGACAAGCAGACCATACACTTTGCCGATATTGGCGGGTGGCATGAGTTGGTTGGCGGTGAGAGTTTATCGTGTGTATATATTCCACCAAGTCTGCTTAGTCCGAAGGTTTCTACAGACAAGGTAGGCGCAGGTGTATTCTGGAGTGGTGAAAAGGACTTAACCTGGAGTTGATTTTAATATTTTTTGGGTAGTTAGAATAATTTTAATTTTTTATGATATGAAAACAGCAAAACAGACGGTGAAAACCGAATTTGAGCCTATTGCGCTCGGTGAGAACGTGAATATTAATTTCGAGCAGGATGTTACTGGTGACAATGTAGTTACGAGAGGATATGTCTCTCGTAACGAAACTGGCGAATATCTCGGCAACATCTCGGAAGAGAACGGCAACCTTACCATAACTCTTAATAAAGATGCTATCGGCAAGGAAGTAACTTCCCAAATTCTTGCATCAATCCCTGAGTGGCTTGACAGCATCAAGAATGCAGAATAAGAGAGGAGGTGCTTATGAGCGATGCGAAGGTGGGTACCAGCATCGAAGATGCAATCAAAAACTCTGATTGGTCTTCGGTCAGCATAGCATTATGGCCGCATATTGTAGATCAGATGAAACTTCACTCGAAGAACATCTTCGAGTGTGAAATGGTCTACGATCTTGCGCATATCAACACTGTTCCCGTCCTCTACGATGACAACAACGGCACTCGCAAGCAGGTCATCGTGCCAATGAAGGTGTTCACTCGTGATATTGACGCAGAGCTTGAAAAAGCTAAAGAGGTGACAACTGCTGCCCAAAAGGCAACAGACAAGGCGAATACCGCTGCTACCAATGCAGATAAGGCTCGGGTGGAACTAGAGACTAAGAAGCAGGAAGTTGATAATGCCGTAGCTGAGAGTAAGACTGCGACCGAAGCTGCCAAGAGAGCTACTTCGGACACGCTTGCGAGCAAGAAGGCTATCGAGCAGAATGAGGAAGCCCGCAAGACTGCAGAGCAGACTCGCGCAGCTTCCGAAGCTTCGAGAGTCAAGGCTGAGCAGGCGAGAATTGATGTTGAAAGCAAGCGAGTTTCTGCTGAGTCTGCTCGTTCTTCCGCAGAGCAGAAGAGAGCATCAGCCGAAACAGCTCGAGCATCATCTGAAACGTCGAGAGTCAATGTCGAAAATCAAAGACAGGCAGCAGAGAGGACCAGGAGTGAAGCAGAGGCTGATAGAGCCTTAGCAGAAGCAGGCAGAGGCAATGCAGAGCAGGGTAGAGTCTTTGCTGAGAAGCTGCGAGAGACCAATACATCTACTGCTATAGCCAGCTCAGTAGTTCAGACCAGTCTAGCGAAGGAGCTCAATGAGCATCCTACTATTGCCGGAGAAAACGGCAACTGGTGGAGGTGGAACCTGCAGACTCACGCCTACGAAGATACCGGTATCATCGCAAGAGGTGGTGCGATGTACCCAACCTTCCGGCAGTCCAGGAACAAGTTATTGATGATAGACTACGGCTCTAACGTTTCTGAGCACGTAGTCAAACGCAGAAACAAATTAGTTATCAAGGTATAATGGCAGATAATACGAATATCATTGTGGTGGGCAATGTTGCCTTCACCGACAGGGGAGTGTGGGCCAAGGGTTATTCCTTCGAGTTCGAGGGAGAAACCATCCAGGGCTACGATGCCAACGACATCGTCCATACAGCCAGTGGAGTGTTCGCATCCCTCATCGATGGCAATACTTCTGAGCCTTCAGACACCAGCGACTCCTGGCGCCTCTGGCTAGACAAAACTGCGGCAACCAAGGCCAAGAGCGCAGCCGATGATGCCAACAAGGCTGCGAATCTTGCCAATACTGCAGCTGCTTCTGCAACCGCTCAGGCAGCAGAAGCACAGCAGCAGGCTACAGCAGCAGAGCAGCAGGCGCAGCTTGCAACGGAGGCTGCGACGAGAGCAGACGAGAAAATCGCTGAGATGAACAGTCTCGCAGGTCAGATTGCGACTGGCTTCATCGCTCCATCTCGCATGAATCTCAGCTATCAGGCAGAGGTCAGCGTCCGCAACAAGCAGAAGCAGAAGATTGAGGCGAGCATCCTGCCGGCATACTTGCCGCAGAGCGTCCTCTATCAGAGAGTAGAGGGTGATTCCGTCATGTCTGACCCTTCCGGCAATCTGACCGTCAAGGGTGAAGGCAAGACCAAGTTCTGGGTGATTCCTACAGCCAACACACCGCTATGGCAGGAGGTGACCATCAACGTCAGACAACCATATATGCGACTCTCTGCTACAGGCAAGATTCGCAAAAACGGCAATAAAATCCGAATTGTTTAATCGATTAAATATAATGTAATATGGCATTTACAGAGAATGAAGAGACGAAGCTGAAGGCTATCATCGCAGCCTTCGACAATGCTCAGCAGGTCGATGACCTGCCTCTATCAGACATGTCTGCAACCGACAAGATTATCGAGGTCTTCGACAAAAAGTCGGGCAAGTCTGAGCAGATGACTATCAAGAATGCGGTGCAGCTCGGTCAGCATCCATGGTGCGGTAGAGTGTGGAACCTCGACAACGCTACACCTAAGGCCGCTACCTATGTAGGATCCCTCGAGCTCCTGCGGAACCTGCATGAGGAACTCGGACTTGGCGGCTATCTGGTCAAGAATGACCATACCCGTCGCAAGCTTGATGCCAAGGATCATCACAAGTATGCGACTGGCGAGGCGGCAAAGCTTGATGGTTCCGAAGGACACTATCAGTGGGGTTGGGGCAAGGAGTGGTACATTGTCATCAAGACCGTAGGCAGACTACACTATGAGATGATTAGCCCTTGGCCTATTCAGGGAGAGTTCAACTACAAGATTCCGATTGCCAGCATCTCTGCAGCAGGATTTGCGACACTCGAGCGCAGTACTGGCAAGCTCGTCAGCTACATCAACGATGGTGCTGACTATCGAGGCGGAAACAATGATGCGACTCTCGACAATACGAACCGCACGATGCTGGGCAAGCCGGCAACTCAGCAGACTACTGAGTACTTCAGAGCTGCAGCGCGCAAAAATGGTACCGGCTGGCTCTGTACAACGATGCGCCATACAGCGGCTATCGCAGTACTGTTCGGTGTCATCTTCGGTACTCATTACGACCAGGCTGCTGTCAATTCTGCTAAAGATGAAAATGGTCTGTTCCAAGGTGGTCTAGGCACTGGCGTGACACAGATGCCAGACTGGGGTGGATACAACGGCTGGCGTCCGGTCATCCCGATGTCTGTCGGCATCGAACTCGGAGACTCCTGTGGTGAATCAAGCTACGAGGTCAAGAAGGATGATGGTACTGTAGTCTATACTGCCAAGATTCCTAATTTCTTCGGATACAAGAATGGTTTCGGTAACCTCTGGCGTATGATGGATGATGAGCAGGTGCAGTGCAACGAGGATACATCGGTTGTACACCTCGTTGCTCCATCCATCTATGGAACCTGGACTTTAGGTAGTGCGGATGGAATGGTAGCTTATAGCAAATCGGAGACTAAAGGCGAAGGCTATATCCAGGAGCTGTGTATGGAGCACCTCGAAAACTTCCCGACCAAAAAAGGAGGTACCGAGTCGACCTATTGGACTAGCTATTTCTGGAATACGTCAGGAGCTACTTCCGGTTTTCGCCTGTGTCTTCGTGGTGGCTACGCTCGCCATGGTGGTCGATGCGGTCTTTCGGCGCTCAACGTGAACGGTGCTGTCTCGGCTTACGGTGTGGGCTGCGGTGCGGCCCTCTGCGAAGCAGCATCCGAGTGGTCATTGGAACCAGTGTATTACAAGGCGGCCTAGAGTGGACAGAGGTGTGCTGATGTGAGCTGGAGTGTGCAGGATTGGCCAAGGTTTCCCAGCGGAACCAAGGGCAATCCTGAGCACCCTGCGAGCGTAGCGAGCAAACCTTATCGCCCTTGGGCGGTCGATTTTTTTTGAAATTTCGCTCTTTGACATTCTTTCATTCCGATTTTTTTCAGTACCTTTGCAGGCGGTATTAAACCAGGCTGTGATTCCTGCGCCGGTTTTCGCCTGTGTCTTCGTGGTGGCAACGCTAACAATGGTGGTCGATGCGGTCTTTCGGCGCTCAACGTGAACAATGCTGTCTCGGCTTACAATGTGAACTACGGTGCGGCCCTCAACTTAACAAGATACTGCAGGTTAGTTTGCTTAGCTGCAGAGATTTCGGGAGTCAGGCCTTGCCTCAAGGCAAAACATACACTTAAGCAGAATAGCTAGTAGATGATGACAATGGGTCATCCGGTCGAAAGTTAGGACATCAAAAAGCAGACAGCAGAAATCGACACCGACATTTTAATAGACACCGACATTCAACAGACACCGACCTTCAACAGACACCGACCTTTTTTTATATACATAAAATTATAAAAGCAAGTGAAGAGGTTAGGTAACATTTCACAGGCGGTTGAGACTTTGCAAAATTTTCGTGAAGCATTCTTTGATTTTTCCCGGCACAAGAAGTCCCGTCTATCTGTACAAGCGTTCGAAGCAGAGTTTGAGGCAAATCTTCAAGCCCTGCTAAATGCCTATACCCATCAGACTTGGCATACATCAGACTATGAGGCCAAGCCGGTTGAAAAACCCAAGCATCGCATAGTCAATAAGTTGCCTGTTGGCGATCATGTCATTCAGCATGCAGCCATGCACACCAGTGAAGATAAGCTGAGAGCCAAGATTCCTTACAACAGTCCAGCTGGTACCAAGGGGCGTGGCACGCATTTCTTCTACAAGATTATCAAGCAGGACATCTTTACCTCGCCACAGCAAGACACATTCTATTGCTTGCCCATGGATATACACCATTATTTCCAGAATGTTGAGCACAATTTGCTCAAGAGAGAGTATAGGTTGTATATCAAGGACCGCAAGCTGCTTGCTTTCATTGACGAGGTCGTAGACAGTTATGCCAACGGCATAGTGCTGGGTGTCAAGCTCACACAACTTTTGGGACAACTATTTCTGGCGAGGTTTGACTATCTCGCCATGCGGTGTTTTGATATACTCCAAGATCCTGAAAAACATGGCTACTGGCAGGCTCGCTACGTCACGGACATGCTCCTCACATGCCGCTCGGAGCAGCAGGCAAGAGTATTAAATGTGGGGGGGGGTAAAATCCCTCAATGAGCGCTTCGACCGTTTTTGCCGCGAAGGACTCAAACATTATTATAGATTCATGGACAATATCTTCATCATGCATGAAGATAAGGTCTTCTTACGCCACATGGCGGAGCTTGCAGTCATGGTCTTGGCAAGAGACTGGAAGCTGAGCATCAATAAAAGTTGGAATATTCATCGTACATGTGACGGCATAGACTTCTGTGGACAGAAGATCTTTGCCGACCATGCCCTTTTGCGCAAGCGCACCAAGCAGGCACTCTGTGCCCAGGTGGCAAGATTGCGCAAACGTGGACTTAACGATGAACAGATCCGGCGCAAGGCTGCCTCCAGGCTAGGTCTTGCCAAACACGCAGACACAAAAAACTTATTAAATAAAATCGGTATGAAAAAATATGGTCAGATTGTGAAAGCCCGCAAGGGAGAGGTTCCCTTCGAGGGCATGAGCATGGCACAGAAGAAGCATCCAGGCGACATCCTGTGCCACAACATTGAGGACTATGACAAGTTCCTCATCCTCATAGAGGATTACAAGATTGATAAGTCGAGGGTCGATTTCAAGATGGAGCAGGTTGAAGAGGTTGACGACCAGGGCGTCAAGCACATGGTCACCAAGAAGGTGCCCAAGGACCGCCTCGCCATCCGCTTCCGTTTCATTGATCATGTCCGGAAGACAGGACAACTCGATGAACATGGCGATGAGATTGAGGAGCCGGTTTGGCAACCTGAGTCGTGGTGGCTCTTTACTGGCTCAGATATTCTGGTTGACCAGGCACGCAAGGAATGGGAACTGTTGGATAAAGGCTTCTACACCGTTGCAGCAGAACTCACCAACAAGTTTGGAAAGAAATTCTATAAGTTTATCTAGATGCACAAGAAATTTTATCTTTGCCGCATGTCATACTTGAGATATGACAGCAAGCATTTTCTTCTGTTCTTGAGTGAGCAGAAAGTAGAAAACTATCACCCAGACACCACCATGTCGGAGTCTGATGGCGATAGTGAGACAGTGACAGCCTACAGCTATGAGGGGACAGAGATTGACGGCTCCACCAAGATTGAGGCTGAGTCGGCAACCTATCGCGAGTTCGTGAATGGTCTGGTTCGTACTAAGTACAGCCAGGGCGATGTCGAAGCCATCCTGTGCAACCATGGAGATGGCAACAAGGAGCACGAGACGGAGTACCAGGTATTCCAGAAGTGGCGAGAGCAGGCTAAGCAGATGGCCAGAGAGTTACTCGACCGGGATATCTCATAGTGTTCAGATACGGCAGGAGGGGAACAGTCCTTCCTGCCGTATTTTTATATTCCTTATATTATATGTACCTTTGTGCCAGTTTTAAAAAAGGTACAGATATGCAGAGAAATACCAAGGAATGGATACACTACAGCTCTGCCAGTATAGTTCTGCTTGCCGGCATCGTGCTCGTGTTCATCAGCTTTTTTATGTCCCACGACGTAACTTCCAACGTCTTGTGGTTCTTTGGGCAGAGTCTAGTTTATGCAGCAACCGTCTTTGGTTTCACACTGAATTTTGACACCCGAGTTAAAGACATTATTCAAAAATATACAAACAATAAAAATGGCACGCAAGATTAAGAAAATTTTCGTTCATTGTACAGCAAGCCGACAGTCATGGACTGTCGATGCCTTGCTCAAGGAGTTCAGAGACAAAGGCTGGCATTATCCAGGTTACCATTGGGTAGTGACCGCTGACGGCAAGCGCACGCAGCTCATGACAGAAGACCTGCCGTCCAACGGAGTCAAGGGGCAAAATTACGATTCCGTCAACGTGGCATACATGGGCGGAATATCCCGCACTGGCAAGGCTATCGACAACCGCACAGAGGCACAGAAACTAGGTTTGCGTGAGTTGCTCAAGGAATTGAGAAGCCGCTACCCTGATGCCAAGATTATGGGACATCGTGACATTTCGCCTGACAAGAACCACAATAAAGTGGTCGATCCATGGGAGCGCATCAAGGAATGCCCATGCTTCGACGCTATTCCGGAATACGCAGACATTTAAGAGATTGAGCTGATGAGTAGATTTAATAAAGATTTAGGGTTCATCCTCGTATTTCTGATGGTGACCTGCATAGTCAAAGACTATTACTGCGAGTATAAAAAGCAACGAGCGGAGCAGGAGCTGAGAGAACAGCTCAACAAACTTCAGCTGCAGTATGCTCCAGCTGAGCGTGACACAATCCGTGACTCAGTCAAGGTCGTGACGCAGAAGGTCATCATGATGCCTCCTGATGAGTACAAGGAGTTTGCAGCAGACCGGAAAATGCTGAAAGATCTTGGCATCAAGGTCAGCCAGATAATGGCGGATCAGCGCACATCGGTAGTCACCGAAGGCTCTGTCAAGACGCTTCGTGAGAATTCGCTATACAAGTATAGCGACAAGTGGTTGAGCGTACAGCTCAACACTGCAGACTCTATGCTTACATATAGAGCGCGAGACAGCTTGCAATGCCTTGTCACTCGCAATTACAAACATCGATTTCTATGGTGGAAATGGGGAACCGATGGCTACAATATCAAGTTGATAAATTTCAATCCCAACTCCACTATCTTATATAACAACTATATACAGGTCAACCGCTAATGGCAAGACAAGAAGTATATACAACAGTCATCAAGCTCAACTCGGAGGAGGCGAAGAACCGACTCAAAGAGTTAGAGGACAGAGTCGCTCGTCTGAAGAAGGAAAAACAAGATGCCTTCTCGGCGGGCGATTCCCGTTTAGGCGCATCCCTCGCCAAGGATCTTAAGGCCGCTGAGCGAGAGATGAAGCAATTCAAGAACTCAACCATGAGCGTCAAGGAGACACTCGACAACCTGTCAAGTGCAAGCCTCGGACAGCTGGAGAAGGCAGCTAGACATCTGAAGGGGCAGATGAAGGCAGCATCTGACCCTTCAGACTTTGCAAAATTGGACGCTCAACTCTCCAAGGTTAAGGAGCAGATGCTTGCCCTGAAGGGCGCGACACGCAAGGCTGATGAGGAAGCGAGACGCATGACCGCAACGGTGTCAAACCTGAAACATGCTTCACTCAATGACCTCAACTTCACAGCTTCCAAGCTACGTAGTCAGATGGCTGACTACGACCCGACATCTACCATGTACGCCTCCAGAGCTTCGCAGCTGAAGCTGGTCGAGGCAGAGCTGGAACGCATCCGACAGAGCGAGCAGAAGGTGGTCACCCTCATGCAGAAGTATGACAAGGAGATAGACAGCACCAATGTGGACATCAAGGAGACCAAGCGTCAGATGCAGCTGGTCAACAACACCATGTCAAACCTCAAGACCTCCTCCATCCGTGACCTGGAGTACTCCATCAAGGCTCTCAACCAACAGATGCAGGGCATGCAGCGTGGTACCGAGCAGTTCAAACAGATGGAGCTGAAGGCGAAGCAGCTGAAGGCAGAACTGCAGGCAGTCAGAGCCGAGGGCGTTGCCCAGGAGTCCTGGATCAAACGCTCGGCTGACTGGTTCAACCGCATGCAGGGCATCGCCCTGGGAGCCGTCGCTGCCATCTCCGGCATCACCTTCACAGTCAAGAAGTGTGTGGAGGAGTATGCTAAGATGGATGATGAAATGACCAACGTCCGCAAGTACACTGGGCAGGCAGCCGAGGAAGTCGAGCGTATGAACGAAGACTTCAAGAAGATGGATACCCGCACACCTCGCCAGAAGCTCAACCAACTAGCCGAAGATGCCGGCAGACTAGGCATCACATCGACTGCTGCAGTTGAGGAGTTCGTCGATGGTGCCGATAAAATCAATGTCGCCCTCGGTGATGACCTCGGAGACAAGGCAGTCTCCCAAATCGGCAAGCTCGCCCAGATGTTCGGCGAAGACAAGACCAAAGGTCTGCGAGGTGCCATGTTGGCAACAGGTTCTGCAGTCAATGAACTGGCTCAGAATTCCTCTGCCTCTGCCGGTTATCTTGTTGATTTCACCGCCCGTGTGGCAGGTGTCGGCAAGCAGGCAGGCTTTACACAAGCTCAGATCATGGGTCTCGCTTCTGTCCTTGACCAGAACATGCAGCAGGATGAGACGGCAGCAACAGCTGTACAGAACCTCCTGGCAAAAATGTTCCAGGACTCAGCCAAGTTCGCCAAGATTGCTGGACTCAATGTCAAGGACTTCGCAAAGACTTTGAAGGAGGATGCCAACAGCGCACTCCTCCAATTCCTGGCAGCCATGAGAGCCAAGGGCGGTTTTGCCGACCTTGCACCAATGTTCGAAGAAATGAAGATGGATGGATCCAGGGCTACTGGTGTCCTAACCGTCCTCGCAGATAAACTCGATGACATCAAGACTGCCCAGAACCTGGCAAACGAAGCCTATTCCGAAGGAAAATCCGTCCTCAATGAGTTCGAGACACAGAACGAGAGTGTACAGGCTCAACTTGACAAGGCGAGCAAGAAGTTCCTGGATCTGTCCATCGAATTGGGCCAGAAACTCTATCCTGCAGCACGATATTGCATATCTGCAGCTAGTCTCGGAGTTCGGGCACTCTCCACACTCGTTGATTTCGTCAAGGATTATTGGCGCATATTAATTGTGCTGACAGCCGCAATCGTCACCTATACTGCAGTATCTAAGGCAAAGTTGATAGCAGAGAAGGCGCAAATGGCATGGCTCAACATCATGATTCTGCGCGAAAAGGCGCATCTCGTCCTTGTGGGTCTTAAGACATCTGCTCTCAAGACCATGGCAATCGTTCAGATGGCGTTGACACGTGAAATAAAACTGACCACTGCTGCGCAGATGTTGTGGAACAAAGTGTTGTTGGCCAACCCGATCACTGCCGTGATTGCTGTTGTTGCCGGACTGACAGCCGCAATCGTCACACTCTCTGAAGAGACGAGCACAGCTGAGCAGGCTCAGCGTGACTACAATGATGCCGTGACAGATGCCAACAAGCAGGCAGCAGAAGAGGAGGCATCCATCATGCGCCTCGTTTCTGCTATCCAGTCAAACACCAGTGCAGAGTCTGACCGCAAGGCAGCCCTTGAGGATCTCAACGGCAAGCTGATGCGTGAGCACCTCGGTAACATCACCGAGGAAGCAGTGCGCACAGGCAACGCTACAAGGCAGATTGAGGCTTACATTGATGTAATGAAAAAGAAGATTATCATCGATGGCCTACAGAAAAAGTTAGCTGAGTCTATAGCAAAGAGTGCTGATCTAGAGGATTGGCTAGAAGAGGGAAGAAATTATAAACCTGGATTTTTACAGGGAGTATTAGATTCCTTCAATCCTTTCCCTTCGAAAAAGGTTGCGGCAAGCAATCCACATTTTCAAAAGGATTTGGAGAGAGAGATTGACAAGGAAAAACAGTATCAGAAGCGTCTCCTTGATAAAATCAACGAGTTAGAGTCACAGCATTTCGAAGTGAGCGATCCGGAACCATGGCGCAACAATGGCTACAATGGCAAGGGCAATGATGGTACAATCATTAAGAAGCAGAGTACAGCCGTCACTCATCAGGTTTCAGAAAAAGAGCGCAAGGCTCGTGTCAAGGCAGAGAAGGCAGCTGCAGCCGAGGCACGTAAGCGCCAGGCTGAAGCCAAACGCAAGCAGAAGCAGGCAGCCGATAGCATCAAGGCTGAGACCAACGAACTGATGGCAGACAACGCCAAAGCCTATGCAGAAGGTAAGAAAACCTATCAGCAGTTCATCGATGACCGTCAAAACATACAGATCAAGGGCTTTGCAAAGCTGAAGCAGCTATATGGTGAAGAGAGCAACGAGTATAAGCAGTTGCTCGACAACCAGGTCAATGTTGTCAAGCAACATGATGCTGCCATTCAGAAGATGAATGAGCAGACCATTGAGCGTGAACGCCTGCAGAAGGAGGCTAGCATCAAAGCACAATATTATGATGTCAATTCGAAAATCTATCAGAATGATACCGCTCTCAATGAAGCCCTATATAAGAATGATGTCGAAGCCATGAAAAAACGTCTTGCACTCTACAAAGACAGAGAGGGCAGCGAGGAGTGGCTGGATCTGAAGGCTGAGATGGAACAGGCTGAGCTCGATCACCAGCTGCAGATGCAGGAGACATACCAGAACCAGCTGAAGGAGTTGCGTCAGCAGTTCGGTAAGCAAGACCTGCAGGCACAGAAAACTATGTACCTCAATGGCCTTGACAATCTCTACAAGAATGGATTGATCAAGGAGGAGGAATATCAGCAGATGAAGTTGGAGATAACCAAGCAGTTTGCTGCCCAGAGAGCGCAGATAGATGCTGCTGCCCATGGAGCAGGTAGCGCTCAGCTGAAGATTAATGATAAGTCATCAGAGATGGTCAACAGCGCCAGGGCTGCAGCAGGGGAGTCCCAGTCGACCGGCAATGCAACTCTGGGTGGCTACTTCTCTTCACAAGTTGAGAACTACCAGAACACCATGGAGAAGTTGAAGGAATTATATGGCAATGACAAGCAGAACCATGCTGCATACATGCAGGCGAAAGCGCAGGTCACCTCTGATTACCTCAATGACCTGGTTGAAAAGACAGCTGTTGTTTACAATGGTATCAACGGTATTCTATCTGCGTCATCGTCATATGCTCAGGCATGCTCTGACCTCGAGCAGGCGAAAATCTCCAAGAACTACGAAAAGCAGATTGCTGCAGCTGGCAACAACTCGAAGAAAAAGAAAAAGTTGGAGGAGAAGAGAGACAAGGAACTGGCCGCAGCGAAGTCCAAGGCTAACAAAAAAGCTATGAAGATAGAAATTGCGCAGGCGATAGCATCTACAGCAATGTCTGCTATCAATGCCTATGCATCTGCTGCAGCTATACCAACAATAGGTTGGACATTAGCTCCTATTGCAGCAGGTATGGCCACAGCTGCAGGTATGATACAGCTTGCTGCTATCAAGAAGCAGCACCAGGCAGAGGCTGCAGGTTACTACGAGGGTGGTTACACCGGTGGCAACCGCTACCGAAAGGAAGCAGGAGTCGTACATGAAGGCGAGTTCGTGGCTAATCACAATGCCGTCAACAACTCATCCATCCGTCCAGCTCTTGACCTCATCGATAGGGCACAGCGCTCTAATACAGTTGGCTCGCTGACCGCTGATGATATCACACGTTCTCTGGGACAGGGAAGTAGTACCGTGGTGGCTCCTGTTGTCAATGTCAACAATGATAACACCGAGGTACGCCAGTCCCTCGATGGTGTCAATGCAGCCGTCAGCCGTCTGACACAGACTCTTGACGATGGCATTGAGGTTGAAGTTCCGATATCTGGACGTAGAGGTCTGCACCGCAGACTGCAGGATTATCAGCGCATTTTAAACAATAAGTAGTGGAATATGATAACATGCATCATCAATGGCCATAAGGCCTATCCCATTTCTACATCATCAATCAAGGTGACATACGCCAACCAGTATGTCACCGATGATGGTGAGTACACCTATGACATCACCTTCCCCATGAATATCCTGGAGAACCGTGTCATATTCAAGAATGTCTCACGCTTGGAAGTCAAGAAGAATATCGCCAAATACGATGACTGCAAGCTGTACTGTAACAGCCAGCTCATCATGAGCGGTGTTGGTACCATCCTCTCGGTGAATCAGCAGGAGGTCAAGCTGCAGATTGTTGGCGGCAAATCACGCATCAAGTTCAATAACAAGATGACAAAGCACTACATCGATGAGATTGACCTGGGCATCGCTGATGCCCCTGGTTCGAATGTGGATAAGTCTGTTGAAAACAAATTCAACGACTTATCAAAGGTCAATGACATCTTCATCCTGAGCACCGACAAGACCAAATTCCTCGGTGTAGAAGGCAAATGGTGCTATATGCCGGTACACGATGAGACCTATGAGATGATTGCCAACTACGTAGGAGTTGACCGAACAGGAAGACATTGTGGCCAAAAGACGGCATTCATCCAGAATACCGCTGTACAACCAAATCTGATGTACATCTTCAAGAAGGTTGTCGAACACGAAGGTTATAGGCTTATCAGGAATGACATAGATGTCAAGCCGTGGAACCAGCTGTATATAGCGTCAGCGTTCAAGTCTCGCGAGCTTCGCAGAGCGCTTCCGCACTGGTCATCCTACACATTCATCGAGGAGTTCCGGAAGCTTTTCAATGCTTCCATCTACTTCGACGAGGTGGGCAAGACATGTTCTGTTGTCAGTTCCTCAGAACTGAGTTCTGCCGATTCCGTAGTGATAGAACCGCTAGAAGAGTATGCGACAGACTATGATGAGGACGGTTCCTTCAGTACTTCATCGACCGCAAATCTCGAATATAAATTCGACGATTCTGCCAACAGAGGAGACTATGAAGTCATACCGAAGAAGGTCTTTGAGAACTTCGAGCAGGTAGAATCTAGAGAATTGCTAGGCTATTCCAAGCAGTTCGCTACAACAACCATGGGGTGGTCTGAGAAGAAGAAAAGGCAGACTATCATCCATAATTTCGGAGATTACTATATATATATAGGTGAAGAGGGTAGCTGCAAGTGGGAGCTTGCAGGCATCTGGTCTCCAATTATCCGAGACAAGGATTCTGATGATTATGTTGAGTTGAAGATTTCTCCTGCTGCACAGATTGCAGAAGATATCAACTTCAAGAGTAGCGCAGTCTTTGAGGACAACTGGATAGAGAAGCGCTGCCTGCTGTCAATCACTAATACCAGGGAGTCGGATGCCAAGGAGTGCGATTCTGACGAGGATGGTCTGAGCTACGTTTCTGTACAGGATGCCATCGATGACGAGTCGGCCATGGACGAGAGCGAAGACGAAGAGGAAGTGATGAGCATCTTCTTCATCTTACCAGGTAGAGTGCAGCAACATGACAAGCCATACGGCAAGATATCGTGGGTAGGTGAGAAATCCAGATGGCCTCAATTCCTGACAGATTACCGAGTCAATGCAGACTATAGGTACAATGGCATTGCCTTCATCGATAGAGATCTCTATACTCTATCGTTCAATTCTGATACTGCCGGTACCACATCATTAAATCAGTTCCAAGGCGAAGTTATCAAAATTGATAACCGAAACTGTATGGAAGTGAAATTCAAGTCAGCTAATATTCCGGATCCATCGAAGATATACATCATCAGGAATAAGCGATTCGTCTGCGAGAAGATAGAAATGGAAGTCAAGGATGATACCATCGAGCCTATCTATACCGGCTACTTCTATATGCTTTCATAATATATATAAGGTGGGGAGCAGTCTGCCCTCCACCTTATTATATTATAGGATTCCCTGATAGTTCTTGATATACTCATTCGCCTTCTGTATATCCTTAGGCGTATAGATGTCTGTGATGAGGATTGATGAGTGTCTCGCCTGGTCTCTGACCGATAAGACGTCGGCATTGGCCCGCAGCATATTGGTGATGCCTGTGTCTTTCAAGCTGTAGAACTTGAAGCGGGGAGAGAGCTTCAGCTCCTTTCTCAGAACTCGAGTCCAGTAGTCTCTGAACATTTTCTCGTTCTTTCTTTCAGGTCCTGGGCAGAACCCGTCAGAGAAGAGATAGTCCTGTCCTGGGTGAGAGAAGATGTTGAGTTCCATCATCAGCTTGATGACATGAGACGGGAGCGTGATCACGGCATCATTGCCATTCTTCGTATTCTCGCCATGCAGACTGATTGTCTGAGTCTTGACGTGGATATCGCAGATTCTGAGATAGGACATCTCTCTAGGTCGGATGAAGAGGTAGTGGATGATTTCACACGCCAGCAGAAAGTGCCTATTATGCTCCAGCAGATAATCTCTGATGAGCTGCATGGTGCAGTCAGGTATGACATCTCTGCTTTTCTTCTGCCTGTTCTTGATACGTTCCAGGCCTTCTGTAGGGTTCTTAGGTATATACCCTCGAGCTAACAGATAAGCAGAGAAACTCTTAGTCCAGGCAAGATAGTTATTGCGGGTCAGTACAGTATTGTTCCTGTCGATGAAAATGTAGTCCAGGAACTTGCTCACATTACTTTTGTCCCATTGATAAGAAAAATTGAGAGTTATGTTTTTTTCTTTCTTCCATCTTTCCAAGATCCGTACACGGCTGCTGTAGTCAACAAATGTCTCCTCACGCATACTTCCCTCATTGCACATTTTTGTTAGATAAGCCTTATATCTCTCGAGAACGTCTTCCCACTTCGTATATTCCAGAGGCTGCAGAGACTCAATCCAAGGATTCCAGCCTGCCATAAGTTTCTCGGTGAGATTCTTCATAATCTGATCGGCATAGACACGTTGGTTCCGCTTGCCCTTGATATGGTCAAGCATAATTTTTTTCTTCCTCATGCGGTTGATTCCTGGATCAAACGCCATGAAGGAGATATAACATTCTGATCTTTGATGAAAAACTGGAGGTTTCCAGCCAATGACACTACTAAGTACTGTGTCATTCGAATTTGGAGCATAATTTTTTTTAGCCATATCTTTAATTTTTCTCAGATACAGCCTATTATTAATAATGTATATAGGAGAGATACCGACATTGTACCGACCATTTTTGCCCGACTGAGGCAAATCCTCAGTGTTTATGGTACATCTGACGACATTTCGTCGGGATTACTGGATAGCATTGGCTTCAATCCCTTCCTATAACTTATTGATAATCAATATGCGATATCTGATGTTTTTTACATTCTGTACCGATTTTT